GGTTATGGTCTAGGTGCCATGGTCGCAAAGATGGACAAACCAAAGGTACTAGAGATTGGTTGTGATGTTGGTGATACAACACAATTTTTGTTGGATAGTAATCCAGAATTGGTGTTGACTGGTATTGATCCATATGAAAACTATACAGATTGGAATGGAAATCCATTACATGAACGCAATCAATGCCATGAACGTTTCTTGGATAGAATGGATGGTTACAAAAATCGTTTCCATCTAATACGTCAATACTCTGATGAAGCTGCACCTACCATTCAAGAAAATTGGTTTGATTTAATTTTTATTGATGGTCTACACACATACGAACAATTAACAAAAGATTGTGCCAACTACTATTCAAAATTAAAAGAAGGTGGTGTATTTGCTGGCCATGACTACAATGCTATTCCTGGTGTTCGTCAGGCTGCAGATGAGTTTGCCGCAAAGGTTGGCAAGACAATTCAAATTACAGAATGTGATGTTTGGTACTGGATCAAATGAAAAAGTGCATGGTAATATCTGGTCAATATCGAACATTCGATAAGACTTGGCCACAATTAAAAGAGTTCATCGACTTAAATGAGTTGGATGTGTACGCACACCTGTGGAGCAATCCACACATTGGTGAAGAAAATCTGAGACACTTTCACGAAGTCAAAGATAGATTACAACCAAAAAGAATCTTTCAACAACCAATGCAAGGTGATGTTGTAGTTGAATTCGACAATATAGAAGAACGTATCAGATTGGCCAATCCAAAAGGACCAAACCAAGATAAGTTGGCAGGCAACGCATCTATGAACTATAGCAGGGATGCTGCGTTTCAAATGGTTGACCAAGAATATGATATTGTGGTGTATTGTCGTTATGATATTGGATTCCGTCAAATGTTCACGTTTGAGAATGTTGATAGAATCATAACACCAGAAGAAGAATCATACAATCTAATATCGGACATTTTTGCAATCATGCCAATGTCTATGGCAAAGAGTTATTTCTTGTATAAAGATTATGAGAGACTACATTCAACACCATGGGAACCGGAGTTTTTGGATTGGTTGAGAAACGTCAAGAAATATCCCGAACAAGATATACAAACACACATTCAAACTAGATATTGTCCACATTTGATGTTGATGAGAAACATCATTATGAATGGACATACATATCATACAACTAACTTACCTGTATACTTACAAAGATGAAAATTGCATTATGTTTCTCTGGTCAAGCCAGAAGTTTTGAAAAAGGTTATGAATACTACAAACGTAACCTATTGGATCATTATGATGTGGATGTTTACATTCATACTTGGAAATTTCCGGAAGAAAACAAACTAAAAGAGTTGTATAAACCCGTTGTTATGAAAACTGAGGTTCCACCAACAACTGATGCTGACCAAAGATTCACCAATACACCGAATATAGAAAGACACCCTCCTCGTTTTACATATAGAATGTTGTATTCGATGAATAAGGTGAAGGAAATGGTCCGTTGGGAATTTACAAAATTTCAATATGATTGGATTATAAAAGCTCGTACAGACTATGCTTTGAATGTCAGAATACCCTTTGAAGAACTAGACAACACACAGTTGTATATTCCAAACTGTCGAATGGTACCAGAACGTGACTTTGGTAATGACCAATTCGCTTTCGGTTCAGAAGAAACTATGTTCAAATATATGTCCACATTCTCAAACATACAAAAATATTATGATAGTGGATATCAATTCATTGGTGAAGAAATGATGAAGGCCAACCTACATGAACACAATTTGAGAGTAACTTATGTTGACATGAATAATCCATTTCCACCAGGCAATTATAATGGAACATGGCATTCTTTGATTCGGGATGATATTGAAGAATGGCGCAAATCATAAAAGAACTTATAGGTCATTCCGGCAGCCAAGTGTATCTAATGGAAAGCGACAAACTTTTTGTTCGTAAGGTTAATAACGTGCATAGAAACCATGAAAGATTAACTACATTATATGATGCGGGTTATCCTGTACCAGAGATATACAGTTACACCAACCAACAGTTGGACATGGAATACATTCATGGTTTGGATATGAAGAACTATCTTTTGCACAACAACTCAACAAAGTTGCAAATGTTTTTGATAGACACCTTTGATTCTTTTATGGAAGAAAGTGTAACTAAAGATTATACGATGACGTATTTTCTAAAGTTGGCGTGGATGGATTCACACGAAGGTTTACCGTTCACCAAAAAAGAATTGATTGACAGATTGCCTAAGAAACTACCAATGTCAATGTATCATGGTGACTTAACATTAGAGAATATCATTTATACCGATCCTGGGTTTCACATGATAGATGCGGTTACAGTTGAATATGATTCGTGGGTTTTTGACATAGCCAAACTTCGCCAGGACTTGCATTGTAAATGGTTTCTACGTCATAGTGATGCGAAACTAGACTTCAAGTTACAAAACATCCAGGACACATTATATGAATGTTATCCTGAGGCATTCGATGATAACCTTTTGATATTAATGTTGTTGAGAGTGTATCTACATACTAAAGAAGGTGACTTTGAACGTGATTTTATTTTGAGAGAGATTAATAGACTATGGAAATAATTGTACCAGCAGCTGGTCTGTCTACCAGATTCCCAGATATGAAACCAAAATATCTCTTGTATGATTACAAGGGTGACATGATGTTGATGAACGCATTACGTTCTTACAGACAACGTGGTTATCGTATTCACATTGGTATTCTCAAAGAACACCAAGACAAGTATAATGTGATTGAGCAAATCCAACATGAGTGGATGGACAATATCAACTATGTTGTTTTGGACAAACCAACCCGTGGACCTGCTGATACAGTATATCAAATAATTCAAAAATCTGGTATACACACATCCGAAATCTTTATTAAAGACTGTGACAGTTATTTCGAACATGATTTTAGTGAAGGTAACTATGTTTGTGTGTCCAAGATTTCACAACATGAAATATTGAAGAAACTATCTTCTAAGAGTTTTACTGTTGCTAACAATAACGGAATCATCACGGACATTGTGGAGAAAGAAGTTGTTTCTGATACATTCTGCGTTGGTGGTTACAAGTTCTCATCAGCCATGTTGTATAAACAGGCATTTGAATCACTAACAACAGAAAGAGAAGTATTTGTTTCTGATGTGATTGGTCGTTGTATACACGATATGAATATCTTTATGGAGAAACACGTGACCAACTATGTTGATGTTGGTACCGCACAAGACTGGTTTGAACACAACGATAGACCTGTTATCTTCTGTGACATTGATGGCACAATCATTCAAGCGCAATCTAGATTGGACTTAGAGGCCAAGAAACCTGTTGTGCCACTGCCAAACAATATCAAACGTTTGTTGGAGTTACAGGCAAAAGGTGCTCAGTTCATTTTTGTGACAGCAAGAGAACCACAGTACAGAGCTGAGACTCGTCAAATGTTGTATGAGTTGGGTTTTATGAGTTTCACATTAATTGAAGGTCTACAAAACTCCAGACGTATTCTAATCAACGATTACAACAATGCTAACCCATATCCACGTGCAGAGGCAATCAATATCAAACGTGATTCTGACAACCTAAGTGATTTCCTATGATACCTGATAAGAACCTGTTTATTGTCACCTCAGCACTCAAAACAAACATGGGTGCTTTTAATGAGAAACAGAGGTTTGAACAGACAATCGAAACTTTGGCATCACTAAGACAGAAAGTACCGGATGCGATTATTGTTTTTTCGGATGTATCTACCTCTCCTGTATCGGATGATGAAAAGATATTGATACAACAATTCACCAACGCATACATTGATTTGTCAGAGGAACCTAATGTTAAGTTTTGTGCTGTCAACGGGTTGAAAAGTCATGGTGAAAATTGTCTGATACTGGCCACTTTGCAGGTGTTAAAGCATCACAACTTACTAAAGGATGTGAAACGTATATTCAAGTTTTCAGCTAGATCCATACTGGAAGATGGATTTGACATTAAAGAATATGATAATCTGTTTGGTAAGTTTGTTTTTAAGAAAAGAATACAGTCTTGGTCAGATCCAAACAAGTCACTATTAATAACTAGGATGTTCTCTTTCTGTACTTCTTTGGTCGATGTTTACATGGAAGTTATGCAAAAGAACCTCAATAACCTGTCAAATAATACCGCAATCGACACGGAACATGCACATTTCTTAAACATTCCACAGGAATACCTAGTGGAATTTGACAAGTTGCATTTCTGGGGATGGTTGGCTGGCAATGGTCAAATAGAGAATTATTGACGCTATATATCGAATCCAACATTTGCCAGGTTTGGCATTTCGTGTTATAATCTATTATAAATAACCCACGGGCAACCAAAGTGTGTTGCATATCTAGGGAATATTAATGTTATCTTTCAAAAGTTTTTTAACAGAACAAGAGGATCCTGAAGAAGGCGCTAGTCGTCAGATTAAACATTTGACGCACGTGGAGGACCGTCCTTTACAGAATGGTGAAAAGGGTGCAAACCACGCAATTAAGTCTCTGACTGCCGCAGCTGAACATATCAAAGCAGGCAAAAAAACTTCAGAACTGACTACAAAATATGATGGTTCACCAGCAATTGTATATGGACACCATCCATCTAATGGTAAATTCTTTGTTGCGTCCAAGTCTGCGTTCAACAAGACACCCAAGATTAACTACACACCAAAAGATATCGAAAAGAACCACGGTCACGCACCTGGTCTAGTCAAAAAACTAAAAGACGCACTACAACACCTACCAAAGATTGCACCAAAAGAAGGTGTCTATCAAGGTGATATGATGTTCTCACAAGAGGATAAGAAACCTGCAAAAGGTGGTGGTGTATCGTTTCATCCAAACCCATCCGGTCTGACATACACAGCTCATGGTGATAAGGCATCTGAGGCCAAAAAGGCAAAGATTGGTGTCGTAACTCACCTTTCTTATCACGGCAAAGATGCAGGTAGTCTAAATGCATCACACGAAGTTGACCACGAAAACTTCCAAAAACATCCAGATGTATTCTCGGTAGATCCAAGAATGGACACATCAAAGGTTCATTTCTCCAAAGACCAACAAAAAGAATTCAATAAGCACATCGCTGCTGCAAAATCGGTACATGACACACATGGTGACGATATGTATGCTGGCACCAAAGCACACCATGGAATTGGTGCTGAGTTGGAAACCTATATGAATCATACAGTTAGAACGGGTGAGAAGGCAAACCACCAGAACTTTAAGAACTGGTTGGAAACCAAGAAAAATAAAGAGATAGATAAGTTGAAGGTTGAAAAGAATCGCACAACTCGTCAAAATGAATTGAAATCTGAATTGACCAAGATTGAAACGAATAAGAAACATTACAATAACCTATTCAAGATGCATGGTCACCTACAGGCAGCCAAAAACACCTTGATTGATGTAATGAATCAACACCAACAATTTGGCCATGAACATGCAGGTGAACAAGCTAACCCAGAAGGTTATGTTTTCCATCATGGTAAAGAATCTGATAAATTTGTAAATCGTGCAGAGTTCTCACGTAGAAATTTTGCTGGAATAAGAAACATATGAAAAAGTTTTTAGAAAAGTTAAAAGAAGATGCTGCAACACATAACCCTGTGGTTATGACGTTCGGCCGTATGAATCCTCCAACAATTGGCCATGAAAAGTTGGTCAATAGAGTTAAAGAGATTGCAAAAGATTATCACGCACCGCATCATGTGATTGTATCACACTCACAAGATTCCAAGAAGAATCCATTGGATGTTAGGTCAAAGTTGCGTCACGCAAACAGATTCTTTCCTGGCACAAACATAGAACATTCCACCAAAGAAGCACCAACATTTTTGCAACATGCAGCAAGATTACATCAAATGGGACATGACCATTTGGTTATGGTTGCAGGTTCTGACCGTGTCGATGAATATCAAAAGAAACTAGAACAATACAATGGTGAAGGTCCAGGTAAGTTGTTCAACTTCAAAAAGATTGAGGTCAAGTCTGCTGGTCAACGTGACCCTGACGCAGAAGGAACAGAAGGCATGTCAGCATCAAAGATGAGACTACATGCACAAAACAACGACTTCAATTCATTCAAACAAGGTGTACCAAGTCACTTACCAGAAAAACATGCACGTGATTTGTTCCGTGATGTTCGTAGAGGTATGGGTCTGAATGAAAACTACAATCGTGGTCTTTTCAAGGCCATCTTTGTGACCGGTGGTCCTGGTTCAGGTAAAGATATTATCATTCGTGAAGCAATTGCAGAATCTAAGGCAGTTGAACTAAATTCAGTACAAGCCTTTGATTTATTGATGGACAAACAGAAATTGTCCGAAAAGACAAACGATTATCGTAGAGAAGCAATTCGTAACCGTGGCCCATTGATTATTAATGGACCTGCGGATGACCATTCCAGAATGATTACAATTAAAGAAGAACTGGAAGAATTGGGTTATGAATCTTACATGGTGTTTGTTGACACAACGAATGAAGCCAGTAAAGAACGTAATGAAAAGTTGACAAAAATGGTTGCCGAATCTGTCAGACAAGAGAAGTGGCAACTTGCACAAACAAGCAAAGAATCATACCGTCAAAACTTCAATTCATTTATTGACTTTGACAATTCTGCACCTATCAACGAGATTGAGGAAGACATTACAGAAACTTACCAGAAGTTAAATGACTTCATTGAAGGTAGAATGTTTACTGAAACAGCATACTCATGGTTAGAAAACCACGGTAAGCTAAATATAGCATTATCAGTTAAAAAATCATTTAAGGAAAGTGAAAATGTTAAAGAAACTTCTAAGTTTATTCAAAGGCTCAACGAAAAACGAATCAACCTCAAGCGTGGTGACACAGGAAGAGCAGAAGGTCCAGGAGATATCCCAGCAGACAATCGTGCAGGAGACCCAAACACCGACAACATCAAGTGGGACGCCAACAAGAAACGAGGCACCTACACCTTCAGAACCTACGCCGAAGAAGTCAAAGTCCAAGTCTACCCAGAACCGAAAGAAAGCAACTTCTCCAAAGACAAAGACAAAGTAAAGAAGAAAAGATATTCGGACGCTCCAACCGTCAGCCAGAGATTGAGAAATGTCTCTGGAGTTGGACCTGAATTTGACACTCGCCAACAGGGAACAGTATACCCAATGTCAGGACTAGGCGATGTTACATACAGGGAAGAAACAGATTTTAGGTCATTTAGAAGTAAATTAAAAGAATCACATAATGATCCTTCAGATTCCGAAATGGGAGTTGGTGGTGTTTTGAATGGTGCAACAAACAAGGAACCAATGCAAAGTCCTAAAGACAACATTGGTATAACCATAGAAAAGAAAAAGAAGAAAAAATGAAAACATTTCTAAACTTTGTTAAAGAGGCTACAGCTGATACTGAAAAAAATGATGCTGAGGAAATCAAGCGTCAGAAACAACATTTAGCCAACAAGGTCAAAGAGTACATGGACCAGGCAGAAAGAGAAAGAATGTATGGTTTAGGTGGCGGTGCCGCAGCTGCAAAAGGACAAACGTTCGCTGATGCTGCTAAAAATATCAAGTAATAACGGAGAATAACAATGATAGACTTACGCAAAAAAGATCCAGTAGCAGACACAGTAAAAGACCTTTTACAAAAAGAAGGTTGGGACGATATGGTCAAAGCTGCAAAAGAAAAAGTATCTTCTGGTCCTAAACCAAGTGGTGGTTCTGGTGTAAAACAAGGCACACGCTATGGTGGTTCTAAACAAAAGGATGAACCAGAAAAGAAAGAAACACAAAAAGAAGAAGTTGAACAAGTGGACGAAAAGGCACCTCCAGGATTTGAAGGTACAGTTAAAGCCATGAAGAAACACAAAGAGATTGATAATCCTTTTGCATTGGCATGGTCAATGAAGAAGAAAGGTTATAAATCCCACAAAAAGGCTGATGGTACAGCAAAGAATGAAGAAGTTGAAATTGTTGATGAAGCACTAATAGGCAACCAACATAAGATTGATAAAAACCACAACAATAAGATTGATGCACAAGATTTTAAGATTTTACGTAAGAAAATGAAGAAAGAAGAAACCGTTGTTGAAGGTAAAACACCAATCGACAATAATGTTCCTTTTGAGGTGCCATATAACACAACATCATCACCTGTTGTAAAAGACAAATCTGGTGCAACACATACACCTATGTCACGTGTTAAACACTTAGCTCGTCAAGCTATGAAAAAAGTTAAGAAAGACTTGGGTTCAAAGTAAGGACTAATATGAGCAATTCTGCAAAAATTATTAAATCGGTAATGAAAAAGAATGTTGGAGAAAAACCAACATTCGGTACCGACCCACGTGATCCTTGGTCAACCAAAGCAAACATCAATGAAGATGCTGTATTGGACAGATATCTTTTGTCTAGAGGTATCAATCCTAAGTTTGCAACCAAGGATCAAAAGGTAGCACACTCAAAGACTGGCCAATACCTAAAGTGGAGACGAGACCGTGCAAATCAAATCGGCGAAGATACTGTTGAAGAAGGTATGACATTACAACATACACCAACAGAAAAACGTCAACATGCTTTGAAAAGAGCAGAACATATGCACAAAGAAATTCGTGTGGATGGCCACGGTAAGAATCTACATTCTGAAGCCGTAGATAAAAAAGACACCATCACAATGAACATTCCTTTGTTGATTCGTATGTTGGAATATGCACGTGAAGATGCGAAGACCGATTTGTCACTACACAAAGTTGTTGAAAAGTTGATTGCCATCAGAAATCGTGGTGTATTGACAATGAAAGAATACAATTTTGTAACTGGAATCAGAGAACACTTTGAGTTGACAGAACAAGAATGTTCTTGTGTGCCTAAAGACAAGAAAGAATGGGAAAAGTTTGCACAGAAACGTTCTGAAATCTGGCGACAAAAACAAGTTAAAAAGATTGATGAAGCACTAGAAGATTTGGAAGAAAGTCTTGCTGATATGGTTTTGGGTGCAGCCAAAGATGCTGGTCTAAAAGCAACTGTTGCAAAATCTTCTGCTGAAAGAAAGAAAGATACCGAAGATATGTTGAAGAAACGTGCTGCTTCAGACAAAGCAGCAGGTATCAAACGTCCTTTAGGTGGTCTTTATAGTAAAGAATATCATCCAAAGGCCAATGAAGAGGTTGAACGTTTAGATGAGATTGGTGATACCAAAAAGGGACAAAAACTTTTACAGATGGTAAATAAACGTGCAGTGAGTAGAGTGACTTCTAAGAGAGCGGACACAGATCCAACATACGCCAAAAAAGCACAACAAACTCATTGGTCGGCAGACGAAAGATTGAAAGAAGAACAGGTGGTAGAAGGTTCCGCAGCTCTACGTTTTGCAAAGGCTCTACAAAAAGCAAAGCAAGAACGTGAACTGAAAGACCAGTCACGTGAAGCTCGTGAAAAACAACAGACACCCGCACCAGTAAAAGAAGAAGAAATCAAAGCTGGTGACTTCGTTCAGGACGTGGTACATGGACACACTCACAGAGTACATGATGTTCAAGGTAACAACTTGGTTGTGAATAGACACCACGGTAAAGACTCTTATGGTGGTTTCACCAACCTTCATGTAACTAAAGCAAAAAAGGTTGCTGCACCAGTTAACGAAAACATGGACTCAATGGCTGCATGTGCTCAACCTGGTGACGGTGCAAATACACCTAACGATGTGATACCAAAATCACAAAGGTCAAAGTCTGCACGTATCATCAAGTCCATCTACAAAAACAAAGGTATGAAGGAAGAGGTTTTGGACGAAACTTGGAAATATCACACATATAGTTCCAAAGAAGAAGCCAATTCTGCAAGAAATGCTCATCATGCTTGGCGTGATGATAACGGTAAGGCTTCAGGAAATCCAGCACGTTTGATGCCAGGAAACAAGGTCGCATATAAAGGAGAATTCAAAGGTCCAAAACCAATGAAAGAAGAAATATATGACCATGAGAAAGAAGATAAGTCAACCACTGGTTTGAAGAAACCAAAAATTGACAGAGGTGAAGGTAAAGCATCATTTGGTGACGATAAACCAAAGGCTGCAATCGTTATGACTGGCGGTAAAACTATGACAGGTTCACCACGTGATACCATTGAAATTGACCCCCTAATGAAGGCAAAACCAGGTGGTCCAAACGATCCAACAACAAAAAAGTAAACTAATAAATAGTAAGATAACCCTCGGTTAAAAGGAGAAATAAATGTCATCTTGGGGAAATAACGACAACGCTGCTAACGCACCATACTGGGCAGTTAACACAATTATCAATCACAATGCACCATCAGTTTCTGGTCCATCAGCCGCAAACGTTGCATTGTTGTATGGAAACACACAATTCGAAGCATATACACAAGACACAACCGTTGGTTTGTTCATGGTAGATGCTACAGAAACCACAGCTGGTGGTGATAACGTTACTGACGTATCATTGTCTAACCAAGGTCGTGGTTACGTTGAAGCACCTTCTGTTACCTTCTCAGGTGGCGGTGGTTCATCAGCTGCAGCTACTGCAACTGTTGCTGGCGGTGAAGTTACTAACATCACTATCACCAACGTAGGTTCTGGTTACACATCAGATCCAACAGTTACACTTCAAGTGCCTGTTATGACTGTTGGTACTGGCCAAGTTGTTACTGCTAACGACACAATTATGTACACAGGTCACGGCCAAGCAAACGGCGCTGCTGTTATTTTCAACTGGAACGGTTCTGCAAACATCGGTGGTTTGTTGAATGGTACAACATACTATGTTGCTCCACAAAACGGCAACAAGTTCTCTTTGTCTACAACTGCTGCTAATGCTGCTAACAACATTGTTATCGACTTGACTACAACAGGTGGTGCAGGTCAATACTTCACAATCGTTGATGCTGTTCGTGCAACAGGTATTGCTAGCCGTGGTTTGAGTCAATCACAAGGTGGTGCTGAACATGCAACACACATTGGATGGAACTTGAAGACCGTTGGTGCTGGCGGCCGTGCAGGTCGTGTACAGTATGAAACATTGGTTGCTATCTCCGAAGTTAAAGGTGATGGCTCTGATGATATCGTATTGCCTGACGCTTAATTAACAGGGGGTTAATCACCCCCTCTTTAATATGTTTGATGATTTGAATGATGATAATTTTATGATGTATGCGATGAAGTGTTATAACTCGCCGCATTGCATTATGTCCGAATTTGAGGGAGATATCAAAAGAACGAAATATCTGAAAAGGTTGTTTCGTAGATATAAAATATCAAAGTCCTTAAAGGAAAGACTTATCATCAATCACATCATCCTATTGAACAATGTTTTTGGTTCAGAGGCTACTGCAAGAATATTGTTCTATAGGATTGATGAACGTGACTATGATATATTAAAAACATTTTTAACATATCTCAATATTATGCCTGATGCAGTTTATGGCATCAAAGGAAAAAACATTTATTCACGTGACATAGAAATTGATTATGATATCACAGAGATATTAAGGGACATATGAAAACACTAAAGCAATTCATTAACGAAGTAAAAAAACCAACAGGCGACTTGAAGAAGGCTTGTTGGAAAGGTTATACGGCTGTTGGAACAAAAGAGAAAAATGGTCGTACAGTTCCAAATTGTGTTCCTGAAGAAACAGAAATTTGTCAACAATGTGGCCACAATCCTTGTCAATGTGATGACAGTCACGGTTTAGTAAATGAAACTGCTGCATGGCAACGCAAAGAAGGTAAAAACCCAGAAGGTGGTTTGAACAAAAAGGGTGTTGAATCATACCGTAGAGAAAACCCAGGTTCAAAACTACAAACTGCTGTCACAACAAAACCATCTAAGTTGAAACCAGGTTCAAAGGCAGCTAATCGCCGTAAATCATTCTGTGCTAGAATGTCTGGTATGAAGAAACGTTTGACTTCAGCAAAGACAGCAAAAGATCCAAATTCACGTATCAACAAATCATTGAGAAAGTGGAATTGCTGATGAAAACATTCAAAGAGTTCATCAAAGAAGATGGTGCAGTCGCAGCTGCACCGGTAAATAATGTTGGTGGTGGAAATATTGCAGGATCTGGTGGTGCAGGTGGAGAACCAGGTGTATCCAAGAAACGTAACCCTATACTAAAAGGTATGGCGAGAAGAAATCCGCCTAAGATGTAAAATGTGGTTATTGAAATGGTTGCCTGATTGGATTTTTTATGGCATTCTACTTGCAGGCGTAATTGGTTACCTTGCAACGTATCTACTAAGATTCATTCCTATTCCCTTCGTTTATATGTACAAGACCCCAATCCAGTTGGGCTCTGTCGCAGCAATTGTTATTGGTACATTTATGGCTGGTGCGATACATGACAACGCCGCATGGGAAGAACGTGTACATGAATTAGAAGCCAAGATGAAAGTTGCAGAACAACAATCTATCGAAGCCAATAACAAAATAGATAGCAAGACACAAGAAGCAAAAACAAAGATTGTCGAAAAACAAGTTCTCATCAAACAATATGTTGACCGTGAGGTCACAAAATATGATAATCAATGTGTAATTCCTAAAGAATTTATCAAAGCATTGAATGATGCAGCGGAGGCACCAAAATGAACGTGACTAGATCCTACATGGTACTATTTCTCATTTTGGTATTCTTTGTATTATCTGGTTGTTCAACCACGGTTCCGGTGACTGCCAAGTTCCCTGAGCCACCTAAATATTCTATGCAACCCTGCCCACAATTATTAAAACTAAAAGAAGATGCCAAACTGAGTGATGTGGCAGGCAATGTTATTCTTAATTATTCATCATACTACGAATGTGCTGTGAAAAATGATGCTTGGATTGAATGGTATCAAGTTCAGAAACGTATATTCGAAAGTGTGAAATAATGGAATTAACAAAAGAACAACTAAAACAATTACTTCCTAAAAATCCATATATTGACCAATGGCACCGTGCCTTGAGTCAACTATTACCGGATTATGAAATCAATACACCAAAACGCATGGCTTCATTCTTGGCACAATGTGCTCACGAATCAGGTAACTTCGTTTGGTTGGCCGAAAACTTAAATTACAAAGCAGCAAGTCTACGCAAAGTATTTCCAAAGTATTTTCCAACTGATGAGTTGGCTGCACAGTATGCAAACAAACCAGAAAAGATTGCTAACCGTGTTTACGCCAATCGTATGGGTAACGGACCAGAAGAATCTGGTGATGGATGGAAATACTGCGGTCGTGGTTTGATTCAAGTTACGGGTAAAGAGAACTATACTTGGTTTGCTGCATCATTGGAGATTACACCAGAAGAAGCATCACAATACATGCAGACATTTGAAGGTGCTGCACAATCTGCTTGCTGGTTCTGGGAAACAACCAAGTTAAACCAATATGCTGATTCTGGTGACATTGTTACCATGACAAAACGCATCAATGGTGGTACTATTGGTTTGGAAGACCGTATCAAACATTACGAACACGCTTTGCACATATTCGGAGGTTAATATGTCAGGACATAATGACCTAAAATTAGTTAAATGGTTATTTTTATTACTACTGTTGCCATTAGGTTTGGCAATTTTTAGTGGTGATAGATTTAGATACCCATGTCAAGACCCATCAAATTGGGATAAAGACATATGTAAAATGCCTTTGTGTGATGTGACTAGAACATGCCCCGAGCACATCTTCAAAGGTCAACGTGACCCTAGACAAGGACCCCCAAAAGATGGACAAACTCAAGCAACTACTCCAGCGCCTGCTGCACAAGGAGCAACCTGTGGAAAATAATAACGACTTCTTATACACAGAAGAGCAATTAATGGCTCGTCTGAAATTCTTTATTGGTATCTGCCTTTCTTTGACATTGACAGGTATTGTTTTTGTGGTATTGTATTCACTAATCTTTGTGACACAACCATTGAACGCAATTTCACCAATTGACCAAAAGTTCTTCGAACTGATTGTTCCTATTGCCACATTTTTGACAGGTACACTATCCGGTATCATGTTGGCTGGTGGTGACAAAGACGCACAGAAAGCTGCATTACAAGCTGCAAATAAAGGATGGGAACGCCCTCCTACCCCAGTGGTGGTGTCAAATCCTGCACCAGTACAAGCTGCAGGAAATGTCGCAACTTTTGGTCAGATGACCACACAACCACCAGCGTTCACACCAACAGTTGTGACAGGTTTCGGTGGCAAAGAAGCACCAGCACAACCACCACATCCTGAAAAATGAACTGGTTAAATAGTCTATTAGGTGACGGCACCAACGGAAGTGTGAGCAGCAAGAGAGTTGTCACACTTCTTGCATTCCTATTGTGTGCTGTCGCATTTTTGACTGAGTTGTTTACAGAATATTCGGTAAGCATACATACCTTGGACTCTATGATGTATATCGTCATTGCAGGTTTAGGTTTTACTGCTTCTGAAAAATTTACAAAGAAAGATTAAAATGAAAAAAATTATTACTTTGATAGCATTGTTGGTTGCAACATCCGTTTTTGCAGCTGAAGAAAAAGAAGTTTGTGTCGATAAGACCGGTAAAGACGGAAAGGTTCTTGTTGGCAAAGACGGCAAACCACAACAAACATGCAAAAAAATAAAAGTACACAAAAAACTAGAAGGTACAGAAATACCAACCAAGAAGTGATACACAAAATGGCTGACCAAGAATTCACACAAATACAGGTAGATGTTGGTGTCCTGAAAACTCAGGTTGCCACAATTACCTCTTTGTGTGATAAAATGGACAAAGTTATTGAAAAACTTATGGACAATCAAGACCGCTTGGTCAATCAAATCTACGATGACATGGACGAAAGAAAAAAAGATACCACATCCGATATTAAAGAGTTGCATTCCAGAATAACAACTGTTGACCGCAATTTCTCGGATAAATTGGAACTTACTGAACGTAGAATTATGGAAGAAATTTCCAATCTACGTAAAGATATTGCCGAACACAATAAAAAGGAAGATTCCGAAATACAGAAAATCCTGGAATGGAAATGGATGGCTGCTGGCGGTATTCTAGTTCTTGCATGGTTGCTTTCACACATTAAATTTGATATAATATCGAAACTATTAAACTAATTCGTTATTTTTTGTTATGTCCATTTTTATTGACCGTACCTTCTTACTGAGGGTATCCCCTAAACTTCAAAAATTCACACAGAAGAAGTCCGACCTGTATAACTTCAGGTGTCCTATCTGTGGCGATTCTAGTAAAAACAAAACCAAAGCACGTGGTTATGTTTACGAAAAAAAGAACAACTATTTTTACCGATGCCATAACTGTGGCATTTCTACCTCTTTCTATAACTTTTTGGAACGAGTTGATCCAAGTTTGGTAAAAGAGTATGCTCTTGAGAGATATAAAAATGGTGAGGACGGTAATGCAAACTATACCAAGCCAACTTTCGAGATTGCCAAAACTGTTCCAGTATTCAAAGAGAAAATAAATTTACCAACAATACAATCATTACCCGATGGACATTATGCCAAAGAGTATGTGAATTCTAGGATGATTCCTGAATCTTTTCATTCCTCATTATATTATGCGGAAGACTTCAAAAAGTTCGTTGAGGACTTAAAGATTGAAAAAGAAGGACTCAAAGAAGATGATCCACGTTTGGTCATACCATTCTATGATGAAAATAAAAATATGGTGGCATTCCAAGGTCGTGCCTTGGGTGAATCCAAATTAAGATATATTACTGTCAAAACGGACAAAGAGAACCACAAGATATTTGGTCTTGATAGGATCAACAAGGAAGAAACGGTCTATGTCGTAGAAGGTCCTATTGACTCCATGTTCTTGGAGAACTGTATTGCCACGGCTGACTCTAATTTACTGGCTGCCGCAAGACACCTAGATAAGACACAAATCGTTTTAGTCTATGACAACGAACCACGTAACAAAGAATTACACAAACAGATAGATGATGCCATCGAACAACATTTTCAAGTGGTAATATGGCCTGAAATGATTGTGGAAAAAGACATTAATGATATGGTAAAGAATGGTTTTTCACCGGACGAAATACAAGATATAATAAGTAAACATACCTTTGTAAATCTTCGTGCGAAAATGGAATTTATTAATTGGAAAAAAACATAATGGAGAAATGAATGAAAGTGCAATTGATTAATTATTCACAAGACCCAGAGGGTCGCAACCTGTTGGAACAAATCGCATACTGTGCAAGAGTATCAAATCCAACCAACCAAAACAACTCCGAAACAGCTGAAAAGTTGGTTAGATACTTGATTAAGAATAAACATTGGAGTCCACTGGAAATGGTTTCCGTGTGCTTGGAAATTGATACGACACGTGACATTGCAAGACAAATTTTGCGTCACCGTTCATTCTCTTTTCAAGAATTCTCACAACGTTATGCTGATGCGTCACAACTTGGTTTTGAAACACGTGAAGCTAGATTACAAGACAATAAAAATCGACAGAACTCCATCAAAAATGACAACCAAGCGTTGGCTGCATGGTGGGAAAATTATCAATTAATTGTTCAAAGAACTGCACAAGATGCATATCAATTTGCATTAGACAAAGGTATTGCTAAAGAACAAGCACGTTCCGTTTTACCCGAAGGTATGACAAAATCACGTATGTATATGAATGGAACACTTCGTTCTTGGGTTCACTATATAGAACTCCGTAGCGGAAACGGAACACAACAAGAACACAGGGAGATTGCAATAGCTTGTGCTGAAGCAATCAAACCAATATTTCCAATGATTGAGGAGTTTGTAAATGAACAGCAGGGATGACGTAGCTAAATTCATGTATGCATGTGACCAAAACGCAAAAGATTTTGGTGCTCAAGCCAACTTGTACATGGGTTTAATTATAGAAGAATATAAAGAATTGATGGTCGCATTTGGTAATCGTGACATGGTAGAAATTGCTGACGCATGTGCCGATTTGAAATGGGTTATTGAAGGACTGGAACATACACTTGGTATTCCACAACAAGAAGTTTGGGACGAAGTTGCTCGTAGCAATTTAGCAAAGATTAGTGCAAGTGGTAAAGTAGAAAAAAGAGAAGATGGTAAAGTCCTTAAACCAGAAGGTTGGACGCCACCAGACATTAAAAGTATTCTAAAAAAATAATAAGGAAAAACATGGAATATCTTGGTATTAAGATAGATTTGGATAGAGACAAACTATTCGATGAACTCGGAGTTAAAAGACTCAAAGAATCATATATGCGAGAAGATGAAGAAAGTCCACAACACAGGTTTGCTTTCGTATCTAAAGCATTTGGTTCCAATGAAGAACATGCACAAAGATTGTATGAGTATTCTTCTAAACACTGGTTGTCATATTCTACTCCTATTTTGTCGTTTGGTCGTAGCAAGCGTGGTATGCCAATCTCTTGCTTTTTGAATTTTATTGAAGATACAGCGGAGGGTTTAGTTGATAATCTTAGTGAAACTAATTGGCTTAGTATGCTTGGTGGCGGCGTTGGGATTGGGTTTGGTATTCGTTCGGCGGATGATAAATCTACTGGCGTTATGCCGCACCTCAAAATTTACGATGCATCTAGCTTGGCGTATCGCCAGGGTCGTACTCGCCGTGGAAGCTACGCTGCTTATCTTGACATTAGCCATCCTGATATTATTCCCTTTCTTGAGATGAGAAAGCCAACTGGTGATCCAAACGTTCGTTGTTTGAATCTTCACCATGGCGTAAACATTCCAGATGCGTTCATGGAAATCATTGAACGTTGTATGTTGGATCCACATGCAAACGATGATTGGCAACTAATTGATCCTAATAGTGGTGAAGTGCGTGAAACTGTATCAGCAAAGATGCTATGGGAAAAACTAATTGACCTACGTATGCATACAGGTGAACCATACATTCACTTTATTGATACAAGCAACCGTATGTTACCAAAACACTTGAAAGACTTGGGTTTGAAGGTACATCAATCGAACTTGTGTTCTGAAATTATTTTACCAACGAATGAAGAACGTACAGCAGTATGTTGTTTATCGTCACTAAACTTGGAGACTTATGATGAGTGGAAGAATGATGCACTTTTTCTACGGGACGTGGCAGAAATGCTTGATAACGTCTTACAGTATTTTATTGATAATAGTCCTGAATATATTGTTCGTGCCAAGTATTCAGCTATGCGTGAACGTTCTATTGGTGTTGGCGCTTTGGGTTTCCATGCTTATCTGCAGCGAAAAAATGTGGCCTTTGAATCAGCCATTGCAAAAGCAATCAACAACAACATCTTCAAATCAATCAGAAAAGGACTAGATGATGCAAATATTCAACTCGGTTTGGAACGTGGTGAAGCACCCGATGCTGTGGGCACTGGCCAGCGGTTCAGTCATCTTATGGCTATTGCTCCAAATGCTTCTTCGTCTATCATTTTGGGAAACACTTCTCCTAGCGTGGAGCCTTGGCGTGCTAACGCATACCGTCAGGATACTCTATCTGGAGCATTTCTAAACAAGAATCGTTATTTGGATAAGTTAATCAAAGATAAACTAGGTGAAGGTAACGATTTTGGTGCAGTACCTTCCGCAAAATATAGTGATGTATGGTCCAGTATTATTGCCAATGATGGTTCAGTTCAACACCTAGACATTCTTACTGATGATGAGAAAGAAGTGTTCAAAACTTCTATGGAAATCGACCAACGTTGGGTAATTGAACATGCTGCTGACCGTCAACAGTACATCGACCAAGCACAATCACTAAATGTGTTCTTCCGTCCAGATAGTCATGTAAAGTATATTCACGCAGTACACTTTATGGCATGGAAGAAAGGTTTGAAAACTTTGTATTATTGCCGTAGTGAAAAACTTGCTAAGGCAGATAAAGTATCCAAACGTATTGAACGTGAAGTCATAAAAGAAATTGATATGACACTAATTGCACAAGGTAATGATTGTATTGCTTGTGAGGGTTAATGAAACCAACTATAGCACTATTTCTACATCAACCCAAGTGCTCTGTACAATCCGGTAACGGAATTATCAAAGCACTTGGTGACCATTACAACTTTAAGATATTCACCAAGCACGAGTTAGAAGATGATTTCTTTGATAATGTCGATATTGTTGCTTTCCCTGGTGGTTTGGGTGACAGTGATAGCTTTGAGTTTCTTCTTAAAAGTAATCGTGACCGCATTTATGATTTTATTCGTAATGGCGGCCGTTATTTGGGAATTTGTATGGGTGCTTATTGGGCTGGTAGTGATTATTTCAATATACTTCATAATGTGGAAGTTGAACAATACATAACAAGACCAAATACTGATACTCGTAGACCACACGCAAAGAATCTAAAGGTGGAATGGTTGGGTGAAGAAACTAATATGTTCTTCTATGACGGTTGTGCTTTTGGTCCTGGTTATTATGATACCATTGCGAAATATAAAAATGGTGATGCAATGGCAATCATTCAAGGTCGTGTCGGCCTAATTGGTTGCCATCCAGAAAGTGAACCACACTGGTATGAATCATACAGTTGGATGAAAGGTAAGTATCACAACGGAGAACAACACAAGTTATTGTTAGACTTCGTTAATAGATTAATGGAGGCTTGATGTTAGTTGCAGAATATATTATAATAGGTTTTTTATCGGCGTTAGGATGGTGGAGTGCAAATCATTATGTGATTGAACCTTATGCACCACCTCCAATTGAAAAGAAAAAGGAAGAAAAATGAGTGACAAAAGAGTATTAAGATTTACAGCGTCATGGTGTGGACCATGCAAAATGTTGGCACGTAACTTGGAAGATGTTAACACAAATATTCCAATTGAAGTGGTTGATATTGATGTTAACACAGAAGCAGCAGTAGATTATGGTGTTCGTGGAGTACCAACACTAATCATGTTGGACGGTAACACAGAAATGAAACGTTTAGTTGGTATGCAATCATTGAAACAACTAGAGGACTGGCTGAATGATTAAAAAGACACAATACAAATTAACTGACGAACGTAGCAACTTCAAACCATTCGCATATCCATGGGCATATGATGCGTGGTTGAAGCACGAACAGTCACATTGGCTTCACACCGAAGTTCCAATGTTGGAAGATGAGAAAGATTGGAAACGTAAGTTGTCTCCAAGTGAGAAACAGTTTCTAACACATATCTTCCGTTTCTTTACACAAGGTGACATTGATGTTGCTGGTGGTTATGTGAAAAACTATCTTCCATATTTCCCACAACCTGAAGTTCGTATGATGTTGATGGGTTTCGCAGCACGTGAAGCACTACACGTTGCAGCTTACTCACATTTGATTGAGACACTTGGTCTACCAGAAACAACATACAATGAATTCCTTGATTATCAAGAAATGAAGGACAAACATGATTATGTTTTAGACCTTTCTGGTAAAAATGGCACAAAAGAAAACACCGCACGACATATTGCTGTGTTCTCTGCATTTACCGAAGGTATGCAGTTGTTTAGTTCCTTTATCATGTTGTTGAATTTCCCACGACATGGTAAGATGAAGGGTATGGGTCAGATTGTTACTTGGTCTATCGTTGATGAAACGATGCACGCTGAGAATATGATGAAATTGTTTAAAACATATATAAACGAGAACCCTGAAATATGGAATGATGAATTAAAATCGAGCATCTACACGATTGCTGAAAGAATGGTTGAGTTGGAAGATAAGTTTATCGACTTAGCTTTTGGTGTTAATGATATGGAAGGCTT